ACTGAGCCTGTTAAAGCACCCATTATCGTATTTGGTGTCTGGCCTGCTGAAGGCTGATGGTAAAGTGCCACTTTTGCCAATGTAAACTTATTATCATTAAAAGCGTCAGCGCCAGATCCGGTAACTAAAACATCGAGCTTAGAAATACCAAGAAGCTGTGAATAGTTGCTCAAAAGATAATTGTGCTCTCCGCTGCCGTTAGCTTTGAGAACAGCATTAGTGACATCTCCTTCTGCTGGAACTCTTTCAAATTTAATTCCAAAGAAATATCTTGAATCAGCTAGCTCTAGAGAGCCAGGAGCACCCGTAAACCCAGGCGAAGAAGAAACAGCGCCTCTTGTTGCTTTAAATCTTAAAGGTACAGGAGGAAAAATTGAGCCCGTAAGAGACAATTCAGCGCCGGTGCCTACCAAAGAAAGACGAGTAGTATTTTCTGTATTTAAAACGCATTCTGATAAAATAGAAGTATTATCAGTCAAAGAATTTGTAGTTTTAACAACGGGAAGACCTCTGAATCCAAAAGGAAGACATCCCGCCGGAATTTTTCTATCTTCAACATCAGGATGCATTACAATTCTAACATAAGAAGATCTAATAGGTCTTTTTCCGTCAACGTTAAGTCTTCTTTCAGAGTCTGTCTCTGCATCAAAATTATAGTACGCCTTCAAGTCTCCAATCTTTGTCCCAACATAATTTTCATCTGCAGGATTTAGAGTGCACTGCGAGTATTGTTCTAAAATCTTAAGATCAGTATCAGTATCATAAAAATCTCTTACAAGAACTGTAAACGTTCCGTAAGGATCTTTTATATTTGTAGACTTTCTAAGGTTTGAAATTGATACTTTAACTTTTCTGTTACCTGCTGTTCCATCGTCTAAAGCTTCAAAGTGAAACAGATCGTACTCTATTTCTCCAAAAGGTTGTGATATAAAAGAAGTTGACTTAGCTGTCTGGTATCTAGTATTAAAAGATCCAAAAAGCTCTGTGTATGTCGTTCCATTTCCTCCTGCACCTGCATGAGTCTTATCTGATCCTGAAAGTATTGCAACAGTAGCAGCTGCAGCATCATGTTTAACTCTTGCAAGCTCATCTTCTACTGGAAAGTGTGAATATAAAAAGTGTTGCGACTCGTTAAATCTATCTGGGTTTGTATTTAAAATTTTGGCTACATAGTGTTTGCTGTCTGGATTAAGAGAAGCAGTATAAATTTTAATACCTGAAAATGTCTCATCACTCGAAAAGTTAGAGCCTGCTGCTGAAGAAAGAACAAGCTTAAATATCCCTTGTTCTGTAGTTCCGTCGTATGATCTTATCTTGGCAGTATCATCTGACGTAGAAGTTCCTGCATAAAATCCATTATGATCTAAAACCTCGAATCTCGAGCCACTAGGTGTCATAAGCATTGCTCTTATGAGATGTACATCACCTGATGCATCAACCGAGCTATTGTCAGTAAAGAGAGGCATCCCATACTGTTCGTTTGCTTGAGGATCGTGTTTAGCAACAAGAAACTGGACGACGCCATCGTACCTATTGTCAGAATCAGATCTAGATCCTGACAATTTAAATCCTGCATTTTTAACAGTTCCAGCTGTCTGTGTGTTTGATATATCTGTAGTCGTGCTATTCGCACCCGCACCCAAAACTCTTACGTAAGTAAGTGCTGTTCTGTTTTTAAGCCACTCATTAACCGCATAAGTTCCAAATTTTTCTGGATCAAGAGACCCAAATTTATTCTCAAAATCTAAAAATGACCCGACTGTAACAGGAACAAAAGCGGGCCCTTTTTGTGCAGTTCCAATAACTCCCGCAGGAACGCCAACAATTTCCGTTGTTCTCTGAGTTAGATCAATTTCACGCTCAAAAAAGCCCGGAGATCTGAAAGTTTGTTCTGCCATCAATTACTCCTAAAAATTCCTATTATAACTATGTTTGTCTTTGCTAAACATCTATTTTAATTATGACTCAATTCTTTCAATTTCTTCAATTAACTCAGAAGATGCAACTGTTTCTCCTGCTCTTTGATTTCTAGTTCTTATTTTTGAGAATTCTGTTTTTGTTGATTTTGTAAAAGGATTTACTATGGTATTTTGTATAACTTCTCTTGACTCTCCTCTTATTAACTCATGTTCTTTTATATTTGTAAGGTCTTCAAGAACATGTCTTTTTACAGTTTCTTTCTTTCTTTCAGGCTGATAGTTAATTGAATCTATATCACCCGTATTGATTCCAAAGCTTAAATTAGGAGCTGAGACATAGCTTCTCAACATCTTAGGCATTCCTGGGTGCTTTGGATTCAAGATATAACCCGGAATTGTTACTGAAAAAGAGTGTTTAATAATTCTTTCATCTTCTGTAAAGTTATCTAAATTTGTGCCAGAATTTGAAAACGGACCTGAAAAAAATGCTACCAGTTCATAACCTCCTGCGGTTGTCATAGGAATTTCTTCTCCTTGACCGGTAAAATTCACTAGTAACGTTTCAAGCATTTGGTTTGATTGCTGGATATATTGCGTCCAAAAAATAATATCATAAGTAACAGCAACAAATTCCGGATATGGAATCTGTATTACTTCAAATATATTTGTCCCTAATTGCTCTCCTAAGCTTACTTTTGCGCCAGCAGAAAATTGTATATTTGCATTTTCTCTTCTTGTTGAAACAGTACTGGGTTTTACTCCAAAACCTGGAGAAGGTGTGTTTGAAAGGAAATGCCTTTGAGAAGAAACATTGTCTTGATTTTTAATACCTTGTTTGTTAATAATATTTTGATATTTTCTGTCTCTTTCACTCAATCTATATTTAATAACATAATTTTCTTGTTCTCTAAAAGCAATTGCAGTTTTTTTATTTGATTGTGATGGTGAGAAATCAATATTCTGTCGCATAATAGAAATCAAAGGCAAAATTAAAGTGTTTTCTCTATCTCTAATTGGGTTTTTTCTTCTAGTTAGCGCAAATCTTTCACCTGATGCAAAAATAACCGGTACTTTTTGAAGTGTACCTTTGTGTTTAACTTCAAAAGAAAGTTTTTTGTCAAATAGCTCAAAGATGGCTCTATCAATATCTTCAATTCCAATAGAAGGGATGTCAAAATCTTCAGGCGCATTATTGCCGTCAAAATCTTTTATAACTTTTTCACCTTTGATTTGGTGTCCCATAATTAATCTCCGTCTTCATCATAGAAAGATGATCCTATTTTTCTAGGGTCACCTTTAGGAGAGACTTCTTTTGGACCTGTTATTGGTTTTTCAAGAACTCCATTTTTTCTTAACTGTCTAATGTCTCCTGTTTCTCCAATTCTATTCTTTTCAAAGCCGCGTTGTTGAACAAAAGTCTCCTGAACAGCATCAGGATCAGCATACGCTTCTGACGTCGGTCCAAATATTTTTGCAAGAAACTGTCCTTTTCTGGACTGCTTGCCCGTAATTGTAATATAACTCTTATGCTCAATTTGACCAAAAATTGTATTTGTCGCGGGTCCTTTAATGACTTCAAAAAATGTAGAGCCGTAAGAAAAGAAATCACCTTCTAGGACTTCTATTCCTTTGTCAAGTAGATCTCTTGACTGAACATACGCCTCAATTGTGTAGTATTCTTCTGAACCGAATCTATTTGTTCTAATCTCTTGTGGCTGATATTTTACTAAACAGTCTATTTCTATTGGATTTTCAAAAACTTTGTCCGGAGACTCTTCGTATACGTCATGAACTTTTGACTTTACTTCTGATATTGGAAAATAGTAAATTTTTTGTCCAATTACATCTTTGACCAATTCTTTCGCTGTGTCATTAATAAAATTAATCTCTCTTGGCGTTATAAAAAATCTTCCCATACGTTTACCCCATAAATATTGCTTTGCCTATTGGCATTGGTATATAACGCAACTGTTTATTCATCTGCTCAGCACGAGTAGATTGAATTTCTATTAATTTATCATAAGTCATTGTATCAAGCATTTCTCTTAGTTGAGTTTTAAGATCTTTTTGATCTTCTCTTCCTTGACTAATTAAGTCTCCTCCGTTAAGAGAAACATCGCCACCCGGAATTGGAATATTTCCAAACTTAGATCTAATTAATCCTAATTGCTCTTTGGAAAGTGCCAAAGTAAACTGTCTAATCCACTGCTTCCCAATTGAATTAATTCTTGAATAAGTTAAATTACCAAAAGGAATATTTGACATGTTTGAAACACCATGAATCATTTCATCTTTGTATGCCGGAGAAAGAGGATCAGCATATTGTCTAACTCTTACCCACAACTTTTTATTATTAGTCGTGGGCGTAGGAAATATTCTTACTTTTGTTCCTGAAACTTCATATGAGTAATTTGACCTTCTGACTCTATTTGATAAATCAAGTTGACCAGCGCGAAGAATATCTTCAAAAACAGGCAATACATAAAATATTGTTTCGGGAGTAAAAGACTCAAAACTAAACTCGTTGTTTAAGTAGTTAATTGCCGAAGTTGTATCAAAGAATCTATATGCAGCCTGAGGATTAAAATGAAACATTTCTACAATCTTGAGCTTTCCTTTTGTATTGTCAAATATTGCTGTACCGCTCGCATCTTTTAATTCTGTATAAAGATCGTAATCTTGCTTACCCAGCTCAAGCTGAATCGATCCAGAGACTGTATTGTAAGATCCTCCGACACCTGCTTCCATTGCATAAGGCTCAGCAAATCTTGTCAAATACTCTAAATTGTCACGAACATATTTTTCTTCAGCCCCAGTCATACTTCCAGTAGCATAACCAAGAAAATTTACCAATTGTGACTTTGCTTGATATTGATTTAAAATTGAGCTGTACTCTAGAGAAGCTTCTTCCATGTTTCCCCAAACTTGCTTTTTTGTTAGTTCAACGCTAAGAATGTCATCACCTAGCTTTCTCTTAACAAAAGTCACCATCTGATCAGCCTCAGCTATAAAGTCTGAGTCTGAATCAAAGATGCCAAATGGTGTGGGTGAAGTCACTTCAGAAAAATTAGCCACAGAAGTCTCCGAACAGAATTGGTCCTAATATATATTCTCGAGAGTTCTGATTGACAAAAATTATCCGACTCCCTCAAAACCATTTGATGCAGTCAAAATTGGAAACTGATCTTTATCAATTGCTGTGTATCCTGCTGCGACACTAAAAGGTAGACTATCGTGTGAAGCTGATAGGAAAATTTTAGTACATTTAACTTCAAGTCGCATTGTCTGCTCTCCCGCATGAAGAGTATAAAAATTACTATTTTTTACTTTAAATGCGTTTTCTGAAAAAGCGATAGATAAATTTTTGTTTGTGCCACCGGCGGGCTCGTTGTTGTGAACACAAATCCACCTAGTGACACCTGGAAACTCAATTTCTCTTGTGCTGCCTGCAGGTGTAATAATGGAGCTGGTCAAATAAGGCCAACTACTAACTTGATATTCGGATACAAACCCTAGCCCTGGTTTCGGATTGTTTAAGCTCATTTTTTCTCCTATTTATCTGATTTTTCTTGCCAGTCTTTTGATATGCTATCTTTAGTTATTGGTCCACCTCTTGCCCATGTTGTGCAAGTTCTAGCTGAGTGGCACTTAAAGTGATGCATCCAACAATAACCTAATTCACCATCTTTGTCCGAAACTTCGCCAGGCATGCACTCTTTCATTCTCGGACTGACATCAAAAGCAACACAGTTTCCGCATAAAGACTTTTTAGCAGCACGCTCAGATGTTTCCCATTTTTTAGCAACTTTTTTCCAGTAGTCACCAGGTTCATCTATGTTTAGTGGACCATACATAAACTTTTTAATAGTGCTATCTCTATTTTTTGTGTTTAATTCTACATCACCAGCAGCTGCAGGACAAGCTAGGCCCTCGACTGCTTCTTTGAGAAATTTTCTCCACCCTTCCATTATAAGTTTCATTTCTTATATCTCCTTTCGCTTATGGGCTGATCTTCTTCTTGAACACCATGTGCTTCGTGAACTTCGTTAATATCATCTGAATCTTTAACTTTTTCTAATAATCTTGCAGGCACATTTGTTTCAATAGAACCGTCAGGCCATTCGATATCGTATATACTAATATTACCTTGCTTGTCGAGAGAGTGCCACAAAACATAACCAACTTCATTTAAGGAAGAACCCTTCTTCCGAACGTGAGTCAGTCACGTGTGTCCAATAATATCATCATAAGCCTTGTCTTGCTTTGCGTGAGGAATTAAATCAACTCCGTAGTCATGGTCTTTAGCAAAACTAAGCCTTTTAAGCTCTTCTTTAATTATTGTTCGTAGTTTTTTTCTTGTAGTTTTCATATTTTAAACTCCAAAGTCTGATAATTTTTGTTTGTAATATTCCGCTGTTCCATCTTCATCAGACTCTGTGTTGTAGTATTGTTCCCAAAATTTTGCTCTACTGTCAAGAGAAGAAAGACTGCCTTCGTTATAAAGATTATAGTACAAGTGCAGACAGTAAAGACATGCAGCAATTGTCTGCAATTTTTTATTTCCAAAAATTTCAGAATCAGATTGATTTTTCCATGGATTTCTCATAGCACCATTGTCAACTAAATTTTGTTTACTTTTAGGAACAACTTCATCTCTTCGCAAGTCTTTGAGAGCTATTGGTGATATTTGAAAAATTCCTTTAATTCCGCCATTCATTTCATTGTTGTGATAAATGATGCCTGCCTCATCTTGATATCCGGTTTCTACAATAGCAATTTCTTTCATAAGTTTTCTAAAATCATTTCTTATGCCAGTATCGACATTAATTCTATCGTTTCCAATAGCGCTGTCAATCATTTTTAAAACTTCTTCATGTTTTACCATACTGCTGTAATTTAGTTGATCTTCATTAAGCGCTTTGTTTCGCTCAACTGCACGAAGTTGACGCAATGCTTTTTCACGTGACATTGGTTTCTTAGAAAGAGCTCGGCGTGTCTTTCTTCCTTTTTGCGGCTTCTTTGGATAGACCTTGTAACCGCCTTTGACCTTTCTTATTTCCTCATCCACAAGTGAAGCAATGATCTCCTTTAAAAGGGCTGCTGGGACCTTCACAGATGACTCCTGTTAAACATTGTTTGCTTTCTAATATAGATAGGTGGTTTGCGTTTAAAGTGTCTTAGAATTTAAGGTAGCAGCAGTTAAGAATAAAAAAGGCACCCTGCAAGAGAGCGCCTTTTAACAATTTATTTTTCAAATTTTAGAATTATGATAATACTAAATAAGCAACCTTAACAACCTTAGAAGAAACATTATCAGCGCCGTCATTGGTTAAATTAATAACAAATGATCCTGCGGAAACAGCATCAACTTGGCAATTTAAGATACCTTCGCTACCATTTTCGTTGTATGTTGCATCACAAATGTTTGCAATAACAATTGAATCAGCAGTGACCAAGCTGTTAGTCACATCAATCTGAGATGTTGCACCAGCACTCACAGAGATAGATTCAGAAGTAATAATTCCTGATCTACCGTTTACTGTTACAGCAGCCGAAGAAGCTGTACCATCTGCACGTGCAAAGGTAAGACCTGTTCCTGTTACTTGATGCAAACCTTTTGCATCTGTGTATTGTACTTTTGGCATAATTTCCTCCTTAAATGAGTTTACTTGTTCGCAAGATTCCGACACGCTGGCGAGGTCAGCTTTATGCTTTGTGCCGGGCCTGCTAATAAGTATTAAAGTAAATCAACTTTTTCCAGTAATTGTCGAGTTAAATCTTTTAAACTTAACGCTTTTATTAGTTTGTCAACTCTAGGGTCTGCTCCTCCAGCGGGCTTTTTTGCCAATTCTTTCTTAAGATTAGCAATCTCTTTTCTAAGCGCTGCAATATCGCTTTCACACTTTGCGCAGCACTCGCTTGCATTTTCTTCTGATGCAGCAGGGGGAGCAGCTGCAGAACTCTTTCTTCTTGCCATAATTCCTCCAAATTAAGAATATTCGATATAATTATAATACTAACGACCTTTTTACTGGAGTAAAAAATGATCATTAGAAATAGCAGAGTTCCCCAGTTAATGTCTATTGTAATAGATGTTTATGCAATTACAATTTGGCCTTTTATTTTTATTCGTGATGAAGGTGATGAAAAAGTTATCACACATGAAAAAATCCACTTGCGTCAACAAGTGGAGTTAGGAATTATTGGATTTTATATTTTGTATGCAGCTTTTTGGATTTATTACATGTATAAGCTTGGAGATAAAAGAGCTGCATATTATGCAATTCCTTTTGAAAGAGAAGCTTATGCAGGTGATTTTGCTGGAGAACACTACTTAGAAAAGCGTCATAATTATGAATGGATTAATTTCCTGTAGAACCAAATCCTCCGGCACCTCTATTTGTTTCTGAAAGTTTATTAACTTCTCGAAGTGTTACCAGAGGACGAGGAATTATAAGCAACTGTCCAATTTTATCACCAGGATAGTATGACTTCATTCCTTTGTCCTTGACTTTTGTAAATTTAAGTATAATATCTCCTCGATAATTTGAATCAATTACACCAACAGAGTTTCCTAAAAAAAGCTCTGTTTTTGTTACTGAGCTTCGAGGAAACAATAAACCTACATGATCGCTAGGAATTTCTATTGCAATTCCTGTGTTAAAAACAATATTTCCGTTTGTGTCTTCTTCTCTAGAAACTGCGTAAAGATCTAGACAGCCATCACCATCTAGAGAATAAGTAGGTTTAATAGCATCTGGGTGTGTCTTTTTAAAATTAGCAAAAATCATTCGTCACCTCGTACAAAAGCAAACATACGCTGTGCTTCTTCAATAATTTCTGCGACTGTGACATCGCCGTATTGCTTATGCGTTTCCCATCGCATTGCTGCTTTTCCTAAAAGAATATCTTTAGATAAGTTTAGCAATTCTAGACGCAAAGATTCTTCTGGCGACAGTGTAGGAGGACCTTGCTGTAAAATCATTCCTACGGGCGCTTCAATTTCTTCATTTTCTTCTTCGTTTGTTTCAATTTCTTCTTGGGACATAAAAACTCCTATAAAGATATATTAAAACAAATTTTAAAAAAGTACACGCAAAACAAAAAAGGC